GATGCTGCGTCATGCTAGGTCTCCGTGGGCTGACCAAACGCAACCGTTTGCATTGCCTATGTCTACGCCGGCTGTCTCTGAGGCGTTGGGGTCAGTGAAGTAAAACTGTATAGAACCCGCAGCTTGTGAATTTTGATAAACCGAACGTCTATATTGAGCAGCGACCCCCAACCCATAGTTAGCCGAGCCAAAATTATTTGTGTAGCTTACTGTTAGCGTTCCCGCAGCGTTATCCGTAATAGACGCACAGTTAAAGCTATCTGCGATTGCAGTTTGACTGTTTGCACACCAAGCCTTAGCCGACCCATTGACCACATAGCCAGTGCCTACGGTTGTTGTGCCATCGGTGATGTTGGAAACGTTTAAGGTACTCATGCTAGGTCTCCAATTACTTGCAGCATTGCGCCACCGTCGCTATCGTTTACTGCGCCGTTATGATGGCAAAAGTATTCGTATTGAGAGGCTGTTACAGAAAAAGAAAAATCGCACCCAACATTGGCATCGTCATTTAAGCCGCTGCCATCTTTGTTCATACCAGTAAAAGTATAAGTATTATCATTCATGTCATTGACGAAAGAAACTCTGTCTTGCCCTGATCCAAAGTCCGTTATTGATGAGACGTTTAGGCTGTTTTCTAAAGTTTGGCTGCTTTGTATGTATTTGTGCCAAGCCGCCGCAACGCCTGACACTGCACGACTAGCTGTTTCACCCGTGGCTTGGATGTTTGTGACCTTTAGTGTTGACAAGGTACACCTCCTTTAGCTTTTTTCAGCTTCTTGATAATTGCAGCATGTGTTACACCATAATCGTCTGCAATGCTTTGGAATGTCTCACCTTGATTGCGTCTTTCCTGAATTACTGGAATATCCTCAACAGGTACTTTCATAGCATACTGGCTTGGGGATTTCTTGCCTAGAGCATCAAAGCTATGCTTTACGTTTTCGCTATGCGTCACCCACTCAAGGTTGTCTGCATTGTTGTTCAGCTTGTCACCGTCTTTGTGGTTGATCTCTAGCCCATCGGCATATCCATCACAGAATGCACGGGCTACAAGGCGATGAACAAACACTGTCTCTTGACCACCGTGAAAACCAACACGCTCGTAACCGTTCTTACCAACAGTTGTCTTGCGAATTAATCCATGCTTATTGCGGATTAAACCAGTGTTACTGACCTTACCACAATCCTCAAACCCAACAATCGGCCTCCATACCATACTCATGCTAGGTCTCCTAACACTGATGCGCTGTTGTGAGCTACGTCAACATATCCTGAAGAAGCACCTGTTCGCATTTCAAAAAGCGAAGTCGTATTAGTATTATAATTAGATCCAGTTCTGTAAGTTGCAGCAGTCGATTGCGCAACACTGTCAGCAGTAATTGCGTAAGTTGCAGAAGACATACTTGATACCATATTTATATTATACTTACCCGTATCATTATCTACTAAACCACTTACGCCAAAGCTTTCGTATATTGCTACCGTGCCTGTTCCGTCCCAATGTACCCAAGCCTTAGCAGCACTCTGCTTGTACAAGTCGATAGGGCCAGTGCCAGCCGCATCACTTATCGTATTTGCTCGTATATCAGACAATGCTCAAGTTCCCCCCTGTTGTGACGGTGATAGTAACACCCGATGCCACGGCCAATGGGCCAGTAGCAGAGGCATTCTCTGTCGCGTCGATGGTTACATTTGTGTTGAGGGTTTGCTCAGACACACGAAAGATGTCACCAGCCGCAGCCGCAGGGCCAAGCGTACCGCGCTCGCCCTTGTATCTACCCCCGCCAACCGCAGTCGCAAGATCAACCGCCGTAAACATCAGCACATCGATGATGTCGCCAGTTGCAGCACCAGATGTCAGCACAACGTCAGATCCGTTAGTAGCCGTGAAATCGGTGCCATCGACCAGCCTCACGCCGTTCATGTAGACATCCACAAAGCCCGCCGTGTAACCCGCCGTGGGAAAGCTAGTTTGCCCAGATGTAGCCGTAAAGGTCTGCCGCGTTTGGGTGGCCTGTGGTACTGGTGCGGGGCCTATGTATCCTGACATTATAAAGCTCCTATGATAAACGCCAGTAGCTCGCTGTAGCGAACACCAAGCCTAGTGCGCTCTGTAGCACCCTCTGGCGCTTCTTCTTGTGTGTCATATGTGTCGGTGCGGGTGTAGGCATCCTTGGCTTCTACAGCCTCAGTGACTACGTTGCCCTCTTCGTCAAGCACCTCTGCCACAGCTTCTACCGCTGGCACCTCAACGTCATGCTCCCACCAAGTTGTAGAAATAAACATGGCGTAATCACCAGCGTCTAAACCTTCAGCCGAAAATGCTGCTTGTAGATCCTGTGCAATGATACCAAAGTGCGTTCTGGCCTCATCACCCTTCTCAGCTACTTTATCCTTCCAGCGAAACTTACGCATCAAGCCTTTAGCTGCTACAGCAACACGTTGCTCTGCGTCAGATAGCTCTGCAATGTCTTGCTTTTCGTTGCGGTCAGATGTTTGGATTGTGCCGTTGGTGGCGTAGATGTCATCCCAGCGATATGTGCTAGAACCAACATCTTTTGCATTATCAACCCCAGTCCCACTGCCATTAGTGGGCCAAATATCATTTCCAGCAAAACGTATACCCGTGCTAGTTGAAGCTACATATATCCTTCCATTATTAGACCCAATATTCCCCACAGTGGAGCCGTCTTTTTGGAAGCGGGCTAATTCGCCATCGGTACTTAAACGGTTGGCGTAAAGTGCAAAGTTACTCGTTGCTGTAGCAACAACTTGACCAGTGCCGCCCTCAAGCAAAATACCCTGTGTACCACTGCTTGCACTCGTCTTGCCCACCAGCAAGTTACCGCTCGCATCGAGGCGCATGGCTTCTGAGCCGTCAACCCTAAAGTTAATGCTAGAGTTGGTTGCCGCAGCACCTTCATCAGACGCAATAGTAAATGTCCCGCCATTATTGCGTATCTCTGCGTATGTTGTGTCATCCGTATCAGTCAGATGTATCGTCGCATTTGAGGAGGCCACGTCAAGGTCAGCACTAGGCGAACTCGTCCCAATGCCTACCCGATTATTCGTGCTGTCAACATACAGCGTGTTTGTGTCTACTGTCAGATCACCACTGACGTCAGCATCACCAACTATATCAGCCCCAGTGGTACTGAGGTTTACCGTCTTGCTTCCAATGTATCCCGCCATTAGGTTTGCTCCAGTACGCTCAAGATCACATCCGTTGAACTGGCTGTGTCGCTAGTGACAACCACGGTGTCTGTGGTTTCTAGGATGACCTTGCCATCCAAGACAGACAGCGCTGAATTTGCGGGGATCGGAGCGCCCTTCACCAAGTAGACGCCAGCTACCTGCACATCGACTTTGATCTGGCTGGTTGTTGTGTTTGACAAGTTGCAGCCCATCATGATCGCGGTAGTTGAAGCAGCAACCGTATATACGGTTGTAGCCCCCGTTCCGACTGAACCAGAGGTGTAATTTTTAAACGTGTTAGCCATTGTCTATCCTAGCGCAATATTTAGATCAAAAAGGTTGTCAGCGTCCTCAACGGTAAACCCGATAAACACAATCCCATCGCCACTAAGATTAATCGCAGCATCGCTGTTGCTGCTCTCGATCACATTGCGGGTAAGGGTTGTGCCAGAAGCCGTATATACGCCCGTGCCGATTTCCCAGTTATTGCCATCCTCTAGGACGTAGCGAACAACGTCACCATCGGTAACGCCAGATGCAGCAAATGTCTGGTAGCCATCCTCTGCTGCGCCGAGTGTAATGGTGCCGGTGCCAGTTGTACTGGTTGCCACCTTAGCTCTGTTTGTCAGCACAACCATGTCTATACCTTACGCTGGATCTGGGATGCGGATGTCAGATGCAGTCAACGAGAATGTGTTGCCAGATGTAACCACCTGAGATGCCGACAGCGAGCCAGTCGCCAGCAAGCGGCTGTTGCCGGTGTCGGATATGGCGTAATGCGTAGCCGTGCCGGTGCCTGTCACAGATGCGCCGCTCACAGCAGCCAGAGTAACCTTGCGCCCGTTTGGCGAGGCATCAGCGGGAGCCGATATGCTTATGCTGGTTTCGTTGCCAAGCGTGTATGTGCTTGTCGCCTCCGCATATGACGCTGGCTCCTGCGAGCAAATATCAACGCGGTTGGCCTCCGTATCCAGAACGGTTAGACCGTTGTCCAAAACGCGATCATTTAAAGTCGCCATCAGTAACTCCTAGCTTTCATCTTGAGGCCAACGCCGCCATATTTTGCGCTTTCATTGTCTGAATTTATACCACTGATGGCATTATTCAGCAATGACGCCCAAACTTGTATGCGACTGTCGTCGGCAAGGTAAGGCGCGCTGTGAACCAACGCGCCGTATAAATACGCATCTGGGTAATACGTTAGAAGCCAGTTGCTTGTGTTGACGTCGCTCAATGCGGTTGGCCTGCCGTAGTAAACCATTTCAAGCGTTAGCGTGTCAGAGTTTGGATTTGGGTACACCTCTATCGAGCCGTCGGTGATCGCGTAGAAACGCGGCGTGCCGCTTGTGTTTTGGCCAAGCTGGCGTTGCTCCATCATCTGCGACTGACTGATCGGCTCCAGCGGGCTCGTATTTCCGCTCAACATGCTAAGCCTGATCGGCTCCAAGAAGTCTGCAGGCGGAGACGTGTACTGGCTATCAATGACAGCGGTCGAGCGCTTTTCCATGCGCCAGTGCCGGATCTTGCGATTAAAGTCAGCCTCGGCCAGCGCGATAAATGTCGGGATGGCGCTCGTCAAATCGGTGCGGTTTAAGAAGTCCGCCACGCTCGTTTTAAGCTCCGCATATGTTGTCAGTGCCATCTGCTATCCTTAAAGCGTTCCGGCTCGTGTCCGAAAAACGCGGTTATCTCTGTCGTTCAGCCATTTCTTCAGACGCTTAGGGTCATCCACAATGCCTTGTCTCTTGAGCTGATAATACACTGAAAGCGGGATCGACGCCACCTTCGGCATATCGCCAAACTTGCCGTCAATGTTATTATAAGCTCGCTTGTTGCTTTCCGCGATATGCTGGGTGTCTTGTACAGTCTCCACCACATATTCGCCTTTGCCGGTGACGTGCCAGTATTTCGTAATACCCGTGTCTACGTCGCGGCTGAATAATCTTTTCATGCTGCCTCCTGTGATAGTGGGGCGACGCCTAAACGCCGCCCCTCCAATCTTATGCTACGTTCAGATCGAACACGCCGCCATGCGCCGCTTCGTTTGACACTTTCAAGCCATACTCTGCAAGCATCATGGCTTTGTCAGCGTCACCAGTTTTGGCGAGATCCACTGAGTTGATCGGACGCAGATAGCATACTGATGCATATTCTGGGTCGAGCAACCACGCGTCACGCTCACGCTGGAAGCGGTTTGGCACAACCTGAAGTGTACCAAAATCTGACATATACACGTCAGCAGCACCGATAATTGTGGTCGGGCTGTCGCTTGGAGCCATGTAACGCTGAGCAGCAATACCGGCAAAGCCTGACACAACGGTTTTGTTGTGCGGGCCAACCATCAGGATTGATGGGTTGCCGCCAGACGTAAACGCTTGCTGCATCACGTCCTTGACCATTGCTTCGGTCAAATCGCGTTGCGTGCCGTCGTTACGAGCGTCTGAGCCGTCGTTGGCAGTTGGATCTGTACCGTCACCAGCTTTGTTGGTGTTGGTCGCAATCCACGCACCCAAGCCAGCAGTCTCGCGAGCTGTAGATGAGTTTCCGGCTGCCCGAGCGTTATTGTCAGTTAAAACTGCTTCGATATCGCGCTTTAACTCGCGGCCCCGCTTGGCCATCTGGTATGCTTTCTCGTCATTTCTTCCGGCCAAATCTTGTGCATTCAAGTTGTCTGCAACAATTAATGTACGACGTGAAATGTGCGTATAGTTACCAATGCGAACCGTTGCGGCTGTGCTGTCGAATGACGTTACGTCGTCGCCATCAATTACCGCTGTCTTATCAACAGCCGCAAGCGAGTCAGTTTGCCACTCGAAAAACGTGTTTGAAACGCTTTCTGAGCCGATATTACTTTGCAGAGGCACCTCGTCGGGCGAGATATTCGCAATTACATTTGCGAGGCTCTCGCGGATACCTTTGGCGTCAAATGACGTAAAGGTGTTTGCTACTATTGCCATATTTTTTCTCCATTATAGCAAGGCTTTAATTGCAACCGCTGCATCTTGCACGCGGCCAGACTTCTGTAGGCGCTGTTGCGCTTCCTGCGCGGCAGTCTTCGGCTTTGGTGCTGAACCGCGAGAACCTGCTTTTAGAGTTTTGCTGCGCGGCTTCTTAGGCTTCACTTTCGCCTCGTTAGCACGCGTTTCGCCTCTATCGTAAAGCATGGCTTTCCTCGCCAATTTGACCAATGTCGCGTTTTTAAGCCCTTGAACGTCATCTTCGTTAAAACCTTCTGTAAGAAGGAAGTCACGAATTTGCCCAGCTTCTGTAGATGCAACCTTCTGGTCGCGCCATTCTGGGATCAGATCAGGCAGAGCGGTTCTTTGCTCTTCCAGATACTGCTGTTCCATTTGCTGCATTTTCTTCTGCTGAAGATCACGCAGGCGGGCCTGCTCGGCTTGAACGGCTTGCATCTGAGCGCTCTTCTGCTCTTGCTGCTTTCGCCACTGTCGCTCCGCTTTCGCTGCCATCGTGGGGTCTGTGTCGTACAGTGTATCCCAATCCGGCTCTTCTTGTACCGATTGCTCAATCTGCTGGCTTAACGCTGGCAGTAGTTGAGCGTATTGCGCACGCTCCCGCTCGATTGCTTCGGCTTCCGCTGCATACGACTTGCGCATCTCAGCCAGCTCCTGCGTCTTACGGGTATAGTCTCGATGCCTTAGATGTCCGCTTTTCAGATCCTCGACCGTAATCTCTTCGCCGTCTACTTCCACCGTGGCGGATAGTATGTCGAAGGATTGATCGCCGGAACTGTCGGCGTCGTCCTCTTCATCAAGCTCGACCTCAGATCCTTCGACGGGTGAATTGTCGATCTCTTCGTCAGCCATTTCGACATCAGCTTGATCCTGATCTTCAGTTTCAGCTTCAGTCTCTAGCGCATCAGTTGCCTCTGCATTATCCTCTTGGGGTGCAAACATAGCACTGATTGCATTTTGCGCGTCGGTCAGGCCAATCCCTTGCGGGGTGTTAGTATCTGACATTTTGCGTCAATCTCCTTTATTATGCGGCTATTTCTGTTTCATTTCAATAGTCGCGTTGTCCGCCATTGCACGCAGGGATTGCTGAACCAGCTCAACCCCGCGCAGTTTCATGTAGACAGCCTCTCGGTTGTCCGCATCGCCAACGCCAGTCGCTTTGAACTCGCGCCAGCAATCCTGCTCGATCTCAGCGAGAAAACGCTTGAGGTCGGTATCGTCTAAAAGTCGCTGCGCCTGCTTGCCGTCATCAATGACCTGCTGCTTAGTCTTCACGCGCAGCCTCCTTGATTACGTCCGCCTGCGCCTTCAGAACCTCGCGGTTGATCGCCAGCTCGGATCTGATCTGCTCCACGTTAAGCTGCCCACCATATTTGGCCTTCATCTCTTCCGCTTTCACAAATAGCTCCGCCTCTAGCTCGTCACGCTTGCGGTCGTCTTCCATCTGCATTTTCTCGCGGTCAAGCTGTAACTGCGCGGCCTTCTTCTGGATGTCCGCTTGGATCTGCTGGATCTGCACTTGTATCAGCATCTCGTTCACGTCCGGCTTGTCTTGCTTCGGAGGCGGCGTAAACTCTGCGGGGTTGCTCCAGAATTGCGACGTGTCCTTGAAGCCGGCCAGCTCTGTCATCGCCTTCAGCGTGTTGCTCAGCTTCGTGATGTCGGTCAGCGGGTTCTGCGGCCCCATGGTCTTCATCGCGTCCTTCTGCATCTCGCCGATCTGGCGCAGCATCATCATGCGCTCGGCGTCTGTGCCACGGCCAAGCGCGACGTTGATCGAGACGTCCATGTTACTATTCCACACGCGCGGATCAATCGGCACGAACTCATTGCGCAGGCGAACCATGCGAGGCGCGTCCTGATGCGTCGTGATCAGGTGCAGCACGATCTTGAACAAGTCTTTCATGCCGGTCTCGGCAAAGACGCGCGCGATCAGCTCGATGTGCTGCTGGGCGGCGCTCACAGTCGCTGCAACGGCGCTGGCAGTGGTAGACTGCAACACGTTGGCGTCTAGCCCCTGAGACGCCTTTGAGATGCCTGTGCGGGCCTCTTTGACCTGATCCATGTATTGCAGGACGGGGAACGCCTCACGGCCAACAAATGGCATCGAAAGCGGCTGCACCTGACCGGCTTGGCGCTGGCGGATGATGCTGCCGACCTCTGTGTTCATGACGTCATCTAAGTTAACCATGCCCTCTGTGACAGCCACGCGTGGGTGTATGGACATGGCCAAGCTGTCCAGCGTGTTACGCATGATGACAGACTTAATCCGCTGGATGTCCATGACGGTGTCCGCCACACTA